AGTGGTGTTCTGTTTGGTAATAATTCCCACACCTGCTGCATCTTCCACAGGCACTTTTTCTTTTTGTTTTTGTTTCTGTTGGTATTGTTCCAATGCTTGTGACACCTTGCTGAGTGGATGCTTGTTGGCCTGATACAGTATGCCATAGCCACCTTTGCCAATCCATTTGTCTATGTTGATGGGACGATCATCTATTAAAATATTTGGCACGCTGTTTTTAACAGCGTAGGATTCTTTGCGACCTGTCACAATAATGTCGTCTGGCTTCACTATGTTCTTGCCAATCCATACTTTCTTGTAGTAGCCACTGTTCTCGTTGTCACCTCTCAATGGCGAAGTGAGTATGCTGTATTGACCACCTGTGAATTTCTTGATCATTTCGATCAATGAGTCTGCAGTGCTGAATTTGGGCAGATGTGCAAAAAAATCTGTGCCGGTAATTCTATCAATCACATCTTGGCGAAGGTCTTTGGTCTTGTCAGATGTCAACTGTTTCCAGTGATCCACACCGTACAAACGTTCCACTCCACCAAAAAAGTCAGCAATCACACCATCCATGTCCAAATACACAATAGGTTTGATGTTGTTCTGTTCTGTCATGTGTGTACTATTATACAACTTTTCGTTGTGTGAATCAAGTGTTATTTTGGTATGTATGATTTCGGCTATTTTCATCAGTCTTTTTCACAGTTTTTACAGTGACAATTGCGACACACTTCAATGGTCCACTCATGAACCTTACGGTCATTGATGTGTTCACTCTCTTTTCTTTTCAAAGTTTTTTTGCAGTGGCTTGAATTACCGCAGTTGCGGCAATAGGGTTTTTCTTTGACCATATTATTTACAATTACAGAATTTAAACCAAGCACCCAAATGTGCTAATCCCATTATTATCCACATATAAAACATTTCTGTAAAATGTGAATGATTATGACCTTGATGATTGTGATGACATATAGTTTCTGAACAGTTTAAATAATAACTAATTGCTGCCGCTGCAAAAAATACTGGTGTCCAAATTTTGTTATAATGTTTTATCATTTTTTTCATAAAATTAAGTTTTCTGCTTTACTTGATTGTCTTTGGCTTGTTGATTTTTTCTATTTTTGGCTGCTTGTTGAATTTTGTGTCCAAGATAAGCACCAGCCACTGTGCCTGGTATGCCCGCAGCTGATCCCACCACACCACCTGCCACAGCACCCAAAATTCCTTCTTTCTCAGGTTTATCTAACTTTTTTAATTCTTGATTCTTTTCTTTGCTGGCTAGATACTGTCGCACTGGCTCTCCCAGCTTCTTCATGATTTTTGTTTTGAAGGGGGTACGTTGCATTTCTTGATTCAATTCAGATTCTGTTTTTCTAGTTTGCTTTGGTGCTTTTCGCATTTTCCATTTTTTATCAGTTGAACACCAGTATCGGCCATATCCTTCTTTAAATTTCAAAGGTGGAGTAGAAGGTTTATAATCTGCTGGCATAAATTTTGCATATCTATCCTGCATGTTCTTCACAGTGTTTAGGTTCTGTCCTGAATCCAAACTGATCTTTGCTGTCTCTATGTCCTGTTTGATATTCTGTATCAATTGTTGATCACCTCGTTGAGTGGCTGCATCCAACGCTCGGTTCATGGCCTGTATCACTGGCACATTGTTGTTGATGGCATTGTTGATGGAACCTATGCCTGCCACACTGCCCACAATGATTCCAGCCACAGCCATTTTTTGTAACCAATCTTTCAATCCTTCATCTAACTCTGTTTCTTTTAAATTATCGTAATTCTTTTTGAAGTAATCCTGCGCAACTGTGTAGTTACCGGATGAAAATACTGTTTTTCCGTTTTTGTCCAACACATTCCACTTGCCGTCAGAGGCCTGGCTCACGTAGGGTTTCTGTGTGCTTTCGAAATGCCTGCTGTAAGGTCTCATCTTGGCAAACTCCCTGCCAAAACTGAATTCTTGTCTTTGAGCAAGTTCTTTGGCTGAAAATCCTGGTGCTACCACTCCACCTCTGGCTGCTTTAGCAAAATCTGCTCTATTTTGAAAATATGCCTTGATCTCGTCCGGGGTCATCATGTCCAGTTTTTTCTTCCTGGCCGCCATGCTGCCGGACATCTTGGAGCCTTCCTGCGAAATAATGTCTCTTAATTTCATTTCTTTCTGCCTCTGAATTTACTGTTCACTGATCCGGTCATGTGAGGTAGACTGAACCACAATTTGAACCAGTCTGGATCACCAGGCTTTAGACCCAATTTTTTTTCTTTGTCTTTCAGTGCCTGTGCTGCGTGACTGATATTTTCCACTGATGGCATGGAGTTTGAATAAGTGTCTATGCCTGCCAGTTTTTTCAATTTATCAATCTCGTTCATACAATATTTATGCTGGTTGTTTTAAATTTTGACGTATTTTTTGATATATCTCTGTGGCTGTTTTTTCATCTGCAGGAATAGTGGTTAAAAAACTACGTTTAGCACCTTGCACAGCATACTCTCTAGCTCTGCTGGCACTCACACCTGCTGCGCCTTCTGCATCTGGATCTCGCATGCCAGCATTCACTGTTCTTATGCTGTTGAATTTGTAGTCTTTGTTATTGTATTTGTTCAACAATTGATCAAATTGTTGCACTCTGTCTGATCCCGCCACATATATGATGTCTTGATAGCCCATGCTTTCTAATTTTTTCATTGCATCAATAATGGTCTTTACTCCACCATCTCCCACTTTGATGTTGGGAAACATCTTCTGTGCATAATCTAATTTGTCCGAAAAACTGAGAGGATTTGATTTGGCATCTTGAGTGTGTGTTAAAAATAAAAAGTGATCGCCTGGTTGAGCAGAGATGGTATCTATTAATTTTTTATGACCAGTGGTGGGTGGATTCATTCTGCCGTAAGCAAATGCGGCAATTTTAGGCGCTGGCTGACTTATTTCTAAGAATCTCATTGTGCATTCTTCACTGGGTGTTTGGACAATCCTTGCACAATCTTATTGCTGAGTGCAACTTTGTCTTCTGCACTGATGATTTTTTCTGGTTTGCCGTTGATTTTAAATTTTTTAAAATATTCCTTGATTGCTTGATCCATACAACTGCCCCAATTTTCCATTGGATTCTTTTCCATCATTTCTTTTTGATTGTCACTGTATTTTTTGGCTACTGGAAAGAAATTTTTTCTAAAAAACTCACTGTCGTTCAGCATGTACTGATAGATGTCTTCTAAAATATCATATCCAATATTGTCTCTGGTTATGGCTGTGAATTCTTTGGCTTTCATTGCTATTTTTCCTGTGCTGGTTCAATTGTTGGCTGTGTCTTTAACCATTCTTGACGATCTTTTTCTACTTCTTCATCGGAAATATATGGATCTTTGCCATCATAGATGTCCTGTAATTTTTGTCCTATCCAATCAAAAACTTCTTGATCTTCTTTGGAAATAGATTTCTTGTGTGCTTTGTAATCTGTGATTTTTACCATATTAATATAAACTCCAAGTGTTTATGTGATTCCATTTTTTACACATATCTATTGATAGATTTAACTTATTACTTATTTGAGGATATGTCAATCCTTTAGTTTTAAGTAATTTAATTGTTTTAAATTGTTGAAAATTTATTTTTCTTCTTGTCATAGCACGTTTAATTATTTGTTCCTTAGTCCATTTTACCCATGGTTTTTTCATTCCTTGATGAGCTTGTGATATTTTAAATTTCGTTTTTGAAGAATGTTTTTTTCCTAACATTCTATTATAATTTTTCTTTATACCTTTTAATGCTATACTTCTTTTTTTATTAGACTCTATGCTCATTCTAATTCCATTATTTCCATCACCACCTTTGGTAGCATTGTATCCTGTAAAATATGTATGGAATTTTTTTATGTTTTTAATTTCATTTATTTTTGCTTGATTTGGAGTAGAATAATTTCCTAATATTTTTATGGAAAAATTTTTAGGCCCATATTTTCTAATTGCATTATAAAAAGGTCGATTATCTCTGTTTTTTAAAGCATCTTTGATATGTGTATCGAATCTTTCATAAGGATTTTTTGAATATCCTATATACAATTTATTATTTAAATTATTTTTTATTTTATAAACAAAATACATTTGATCTACCAAGCTCTGCAGGACCAATAACGAGCCTTTGTTCTAGGTCCTGGGTTAGCACAGTTGTGTCTGGCTCTGAAACTTCTGCGTCTTGCTGGATTGGATTTTTTAATACGCATGTTGGGATCACCAAAATTCACTTTGACCACATTGCCGTTGGGTTTTCGCACGTAGACCTTAAATTTTTTTCGATCGCCTCTCATGGGTTTGCCCAAAGGCACTTTGCGTCCTCTGTATTCTGCTTCATCCAAAGACTCGTCTTCGTTGAACCACATCACATCATATGCTGAATTAAAATCATCACCTTCGTAGGTTTCTTCATCCAAGTTTTCATCTGTGCTGACTTCAATATCAAATTCTTCCAAGCCCATTTCTTTCAACTGCTCATTGAGGCTTTCAGCCAATTCATCTGCTTCAATCTCATCCAATGCTCTGTGCAGTTCCACACGCAGCACTTGATTGCCTTGTTCATCTTCAAATATTTCATATGATGTTTGATCTTCAAACAATCCTATGGCACTTTCGCTCAACGCCACATCCACCAAGGATTCTGGGTTGATATTCTTACCTATGATACTAAAAAAATGTTGCATATTAATGATTCAGTTTGATTGAGTTTATGGTTCCTTCGGTGTAGACCACTTTGGCCCGCACCCACACAAAATTACCAGTAAAATTGTAGAAAAAACTACCTGTGCTGTTCACATGCACTGCAGTGGGCGCAGTGTGCGTGGCACCAGTCACATCAAACCAGTCTGTCACAGTGGGATCTGTGGCCAGTGTGGCCTGCATCTGTATGGTGCCTTCAAAACCTGCCACAGTGATCTGTATGGTGTGAAAACCATCGCTGCGACCATAGTAACCATCACCTTTGAATTGCTCACCCAACACTGTTTCCACAGTGCTGTCATTGGGATGATCCGTGGCTGATAATATGGTTTCGCTGTATGCTGGCATGTGTATATTTAGTCCTTGTGTTATGCTGTGTGAGTGCTCAAAGACTCGGTGGTTTCCAGCACTATCTTACTATCTACAGCATTGATAGTCACTTTGCCACCATGTTTTAGTTTGCCAAACAACAATTCTTTGGCCATGGGAGTTTTGATCTCTTGATCTATCAATCGCTGCATGGGTCTCGCGCCCATTTTGGGATCAAAACCTTTGTCCACTAGGTAATCTATGGCTTCATCAGTCACAGTGACCTGTATTTTTTTATCCACTAGATATGTTTTTAAATCAGTGAGGAATTTGCCCACAATTTTAATCATGGTGGGTTTGCTTAATTTTTTAAATGTGATCACTCCGTCCAATCTGTTTCTAAATTCTGGAGTGAAGAACTTTCTAAATGCTGTGTCGGAATATCCCTCATCCATGGGATCTCCGAAACCTATGCTGCCTTTTTCTGACTGTTCTGCTCCCAAATTGGTGGTCAATATCAGTGTTAAATTTTTGCAATCTGCCACTTTGCCATTGCTGCCACTCACTGTGCCTTCATCCATGATCTGCAACAGTATTTGACTGACATCAGGGTGTGCTTTTTCTATCTCATCCAACAGCAACACACAGTTGGGAGATTCCTGTATTTTAGTGATCAATAATCCAGCGTTTTCTTCATAGCCCACATAGCCTGGAGGTGATCCTATCAGTTTGCTGATGCTGTGTTTTTCTTGGTATTCGCTCATGTCAAATCTTACCATTTTAACGCCCAAATGTTTGGCTAACTGTTTGGCAGTTTCTGTTTTGCCACAGCCAGTTGGTCCCATGAATATGAAAGATCCTATGGGTTTGTTTTCACGTTTTAATCCTGCCTGTGCAATCAGCACTTTGTCCACAATGTTGGTGATGGCTTCATCCTGATCATACACTTCTGCTTTCATGTTCTTGTCCAAACTGGCTAGATTGCTGGATTCTCTCTGCTGTATGGTCTCCACTGGTATGGTGATGATCTTGCTGAGTTCGTATTCTATCTCAGCTGAATCTATTCTACGTGTGTCTTTGGGAGCAATGTTGAATCTGCTGCCAGCCAGATCAATCAAATCAATGGCCTTATCGGGTAATTTTTTATCTGTTTGATATTTGCAACTCAATTTTACTGCCGTCTCAATGGCAGCATCAGTGATCTGTGCGCGGTGATAATTTTCATAGTATTTCTTCAGACCTTTAAGTATGTCAATGGTGACTGCTTGCGTGGGTTCATCCACAGTGATCCTTTGGAATCTTCTCATAAGAGCACGATCTTTTTCAAAGTATTTTCTGTATTCTTCCCAAGTGGTACTGGCCACCACTTTTAATGTTCCTTTGGTCAACACTGGTTTTAATAGATTGGCCAAGTCATTGGATCCTTTGTCTCCACCACCTGCTCCAGCGCCACTGATGTTGTGTGCTTCGTCTATGAACACAATGGTTTTGCCTTTTTTCTTCAATGCTTGCAACACTATTTTGAATCGCTCTTCAAAGTCTCCTCGGTATTTGCTGCCGGCCAACATGGCACCAATGTCCAAGTTGTACACTTGATATTCTTTTAGAAACTCTGGCACTCTGTTGGTCACAATGTTCAATGCCAATCCTTCTGCTATGGCAGTTTTGCCCACTCCTGGATCACCCACTAGAATCACATTGTTTTTCATTCTGCGTCCCAATGCCAATGCTATTTGATCCAGTTCAGCATGACGACCTATTACTGGATCTATTTTGTCTTTTTTGGCTTCCAAGTTCAAATTGGTGGTGTATAAATTCAATGCTCTCTGTGTGACCGATGCATTTTCTTCCATTCCATACTCTGTGTCTGCTTCTGAATTGAGAAAATCCGCAAATTTTTCCTTGTCAATATTGGCTTTGGCCACAAAGAAATAACTGTGACTTTTCTTTTCACTCATCATGCTCAAAAACACATCAGTCAATTCTATTTGCTGGCGACCACTGAACAGTGTCTGTGTGAATGCTCTATTGAGCACTCTTTCCACACCCACAGTCTTTTTGGGCTTGTATTTGGCTGGGGGGTTAACCAGTTCTATCTCTTTGAGTCTTTCTTTGAGATATGTTTCAAGATTTTTCTTCAATGTTTCTGCATCAGCCCCAAAATCGTTGATGGTCTTGATGAATTTGTCATAGCACAGCATAGCAAACAGCAGATGTTCCACTGTGACATATTCGTGTTTGAGTTTGGCAGCGTCCTCCACTGCTTTGTCAAATATGCGTTGTAGTTCGTCGCTGGGTTCTACCATATTAATTCAATAATTTCTGTTGTTTCTTGCGGGCCATCTCCAGTTTCACTTTGCTGACTCTGTCGATAAAGTTGATTCCATACAAATGATCAAATTCATGTAAAAAAATTCTAGCATCCATTTCACTCAACTTTATTATACATTCTTTCTGTTCACTGTCAAGATATTTAACCACTATGGTGTGAGGTCTACGGATTTTAAGATACAATTTTGGAAAACTGAGGCAGCCTTCCTCCAACAAAACTAAATCAGTGGTGGCTTCCTGTATGATTGGATTGATCACAGCAAATGGTTTGGTTTTGCCTTGGATATTTTGAGGTTGCATCACAAATATTTTGGCATCCAATTGCACTTGATTGGCTGCCAATCCTATGCCTTTTTCCACAATCATGGTGTCTATCATATCATGCTCTATCTTGCCTGCATCCATGGTGTTGAAATCAAAATCTTGCACTGTGCGATCCAACCATAAGTTGGGGTGTTTAATCAAGTTCATCTCGTAATTTTTTTATTTTTTGCAACAGTGCAGCATTGTCCACTCTGGGAGTGTCTGACACCACAGTGATGTATAAATTGCCGCGCTGACGAGCATTGTGTACATGAGGCAAACCTTCACCAGTGATATTGAACACAGTGCCGTGCTGTGTGCCTTTGGGTATGCTGACTGAAAGATTTTTTCCTGACAGAGTGCGTATTTCTTTTTTAGTGCCTAAGATCAGATCAAACACATTCACTTTGATTTTGCTGTGTAAATTTATGCCATCTCGTTCCCATGTTTTGTGTCTTAAAATTTTGATTCTCACAATGAGATCACCGCGTGGAGCATTACTGATAGAGTCACTGCCTAATCCAGCAAATCTGATCATGTTGTTGTGTTCCACTCCGGGTGGTATGTCTATGTTCACACTCTCCTGTCGACCATTGGGCAATCTGTAGCTGGCGATCAGTGATTTGCCATGGTACACATCTTCCAACTCCAGCGTGGCTTCTATGTTGATGTCCACATTGCGCGGATTGGATCTAAATGTGCTGGCTCTGCCAAAAGGTCCTCCACCACCTCCAAAAAAATTGTTGAATATGTCATTGATATCGCCATTGAAATTATAAGTGAAATTATCACCACCTTGACGATGCATGTCAGTGGTGCCGTATCTGTCATAGGCAGCTTTTTTTTGTGGATCTTTCAGTATGTCGTAGGCTTCATTGAGCTCTTTGAATTTGGCTTCATCACCACCTTTGTCTGGATGATGTTTCATGGCCTTGCTCTTGTAGGCTTTTTTCAAATCGTTTTCATTGGTGTTGCGACTAACACCTAAAACTTTGTAAGGATCCATATGTTATAATATAGTGGTTTTCTGTCAAAAGTCAAGTGATAGAAATTTTATTTTTCTTTAAGGATGTATTTGATGGGATATTCGGCTTTGACTTTGACTCTTTTTTTGCTGTCGCTGTCCTCGTACTGTATCATATTAGGTGCCAATTCCACAAAATCATCCACCTGTACCATATTTTGTACTCCATCGTGCCAGTAGGTCAGCTCAGCTGGAACTTTTCTAAATAAGGCAGCAATGCTGTCATACAGCCAGTATATGAATTTCCAAGTGATTAATACAATCTTCTTTGCTATCTGATACACATATTTGATCGCTGTGATTATTAACTTCACTGCGTGAGTGATCTTGGCAAACACCATGGCTGAATATTGAACAGAGTGAGAAAAAAAAGTTTTACTTTTTATCGCTGCTGTTTGGAGCCACTGAGCTGTTTTTGCTGCTATCTGTTTTAGTTGTTCCTTCATAATATTCTTTGTAACGTTCCAATATGTCCTGGGTTTGTTTGAGAGTGCTGCGAATTTGTGCAAAATTTTTGGCCAGCAGTTCATAGTCCTCGTCGCTCAGTCCAAACAGCACAGGATCCAATCCCTCTTTCTTCATCTTGTCAAACACTTCCTGGGCGTTGTTGCTGGTGATCACGATCCATCTCAGCTTCTCCATCTCTTCCAATGTGGGGGTCTTGAGATTTAATTTTTCTCTAGGCTTCTCCTGTGTCAATATCTTGATGGCCTTCTCTCCCACCAAGCCGCAGCCGTTGAGGAACAGGCACAGGGTGATAATGGAAATTATTTTTATCATATTAGTTGTTATACTCTTTGAAACGGGGATTTGCCAGCGCCGGGCATTCCGAGTTTATCTCTGACTTCTTAGTGGCGTTCTTTTCTTGTTCTGTCAAAGGAGCCCCACCTGCTATCTCCACGCATCTCAGTGCTTTGTCGGATGCTTTGTTCACAATTCTTTCCATGGCTTCGGGTCTTTCCATGGCAGTCTTGCCGAGATCACGTGTGCCCTTGTTGAATCTTTTGTCTAGGTCGTCTATATCCTTCTTGAGATTGCCCACCAGTTTGTTGACCTCTTGATTGGCTTTGAGTATGGCTTCAAAATCTTTTTTCTGTTGCTCAATGTATTTGGTCTGTGCCTCCAGGGCCTGTTCCATCTTGACCTGATTGCCCTTGAGTATGGCATTGTCACTTCGCAGTTTGAGCACATAGGCACCAGCACCTGCCACACCCAGCAGCATGATGATGGTAAACACCATTTTTATCTGTCCGAATAGTCCAAACATATTATTTTTCCAATATCACACAATGCCGATCATTTTCCAGCACGTATTTGTTGCCATAGATACTTATGTTGTAGTCACCTATGTATTTGGTAAGATAGAGCACTTCAGGAAAGCTGTTGAAGCTGTAGGATTCTGTGATCTCACGCAGTTTGTTCACTGTGATGCCTTGATCCACAAATCTAAAACGCAAAGGCTCAGCATATTTTTTACTGAACACAATGTGATTGTCTTCCATGATCACTTCATCCACATAACTGTTGGCAAAGAAATTCTTGTAGTTTTCCATGGCAGTTTCATTCTTGCGTATGCTGTACTCATTGCCGTCTTTGGGCACAATTGTTTCCAGTGTGGCTAGATCCGCGGGTTGACTTCTAAAATTTTTGTAGTATCTAAATTTGAATTCATTCACGTCTGCTAATTTTTTAATGCCGTCCAGTATTTCTGTGATCTGTTTACCCACGTGTCTGCTGCGTTCCATTTCCACAAACACTCTGTAGTAACCATCTGGCTGTTCACCACTGGTCTTGTCAGCATCCAGCACAAATTCGTAACCTTTTTCAATAAAGTTAACCAAATCTTCTGCTGCTTGAATGGGTTTGACTCTGAAACTCAACACCACAATCTTTTCGTCAGTGCCCATTTTGGACTGATACGAATCCACTTCAAAAATATAATCCACACAGTATTTTAAATCGTGTTTGTTCAATGACATCTTATGTTTCTGGAGTTATGGGTTGAGTTTGATCCACAGGTTGAATGTCCTGCACTGGAGTGTCTTTGATTGGTTCATTGCTGTAATTCATTTGACTCTGCATGCCGTCGTAGATATTCTTCATAAGATTGATGGGCATGGTGATTTCCACTATCCAAATGGGAGTTGTATCCAGCTTGCCTTTTTTGGTGCCTGGTCTCACATCATCTGGTTCCACAATCTTTCTAGGTGCAATCAACTGATCTTTTTTGTAGGTGACCTTGCAATCGTAGTCCAACAATCTTTTGCCACCCATGGGGTCTGGCATCTGTTTCAAAGGCCACATGAATTTGCATGACACATAGTGTTTGGTCATGATGGGTCCTTCGATCAACTCACCATCCTGCCAATTGTCATACACATATAGATCCAATTCATCCAGCACTCTTTCAAAATCTTTGATGATGGCAAATGCATTGTCATTGCCGTATATGGTTTCTATGTTTTTTAAAATATCTGCTGTGTCGTGCATAATTGTATGTATCCAGTGTATTTAGCCATAGCGTGACTGATAACATGCTAGTTTTATAGACAGTTAACCACCATAAATACTTGTACATTACCACGAACCAAGGAGCGTCGATGGGATCAAAAAGAAACGCTTTTCGCAAGCGATCTAAACACAACAACATACTGCAAATCAATCAATATCAAATAGAAAAACAAAAAGATGTCCAAATAATACCCCGCAACAAAAATCAAGAATCCTACCTAATCAAACTGTTAGACCCCAGCAAAGACATTGTGTTTGGTGTGGGACCGGCTGGCACAGGCAAAACACTGTTGGCAGTGCAGGTGGCCATCAAAATGTTCAAAGAACGTAGGGTGGATCGCGTGATCATCACCAGACCAGCAGTGAGTGTGGATGAAGACATTGGATTTTTGCCTGGCACATTGGAAGAAAAAATGGCGCCTTGGACACGCCCTATATTTGATGTGTTTCAGGAATATTTTAGAACACAGGATCTAAAAAATATGATGTATGAAGGTGTGATTGAAATAGCACCTTTGGCATTCATGCGAGGAAGAAACTTTATTCGTGCATTCATAGTGGCAGATGAGTGTCAGAATACCACCCACAGCCAAATGAAGATGTTGCTGACACGTTTGAGCGCAGGATCCAAAATGGCAGTGACAGGTGATCTCAATCAAGCAGATAGACAGCACGATAATGGACTGCTGGATTTTATTGAAAAATTAAATAAAAAAGACAAGGCTCAACGCATTGATATGGTGAGTTTTCATAAAGGAGACATTGAACGTCATCCTGCTGTGCGAGAAGTATTGGATATCTACGGGGATTAATTTTTTCGGATAATGTGATATCCGTACACAGTGGGGCACACTCCACTGACTTCACCCACTTGCAATATGTCTATGTAGGCAACAAAATCTTGATCCATTGTGCTGGGCTTGAATGTGCCTAAATTTCCTTGATTCACTTTGCTGGGGCAATCACTGTATTTCACAGCAGCATCTTCAAAAGTGATCACGCCTTGAGCAATTTCATTTCTTATTCTCACAGCTTCAAAAAGAGCCTCTTCTTGAATTTTAGTGCCTGTGTATCTGGTGGCTCCTTGATAACTGATCAATATGTGACTGGCTCTGTACATGTTATTCCATGTGGGAAAGTTTGATCATGGTGGCTGATAGATTTATTTCTGGATCTGATATCAACGTGTGATCCACCAGACCTTGTTTGATGATTTGAATGGCTTTTTCTTGACGTGTTTCATTGCCAAACAGTGTGATATTATTATACATCCATTTAAAAATATCTTCCACTTCATCAGGTCTCACTTGACTGCACACCAATTTCCTTGCTTCAGTGATCTTGCCTGCTTTGAACAATTCCACCATTTGTAACTTGTAATCTGATTCACCCATGTCACTCTTTTCAGGTTTCAGCAACACGCCATTCTGTGCATTCATTTGCACCATGTTGATACACTTTCTAAGATCTGGATATGTGGCTTTGACATAAGTGTCCAATGTTTCTAGATCAGGAGTTACTCCTTCTTTCATTAATATTTCAGCCACTCTGGCTGTGAATTCTGTTTGATCCACACGTTCAATGTGGAATCCTTGACATCTGCTGTGCAGTGCTGGGATCACTCTGTTGGGATAGTTACAAGTTAATATAAATCTTGATGTGGTATGATATTCTTCCATCACACCACGCAGTGCTGCTTGTGCGTTGGGAGATAGATAATCTGCCTCATCCAACAACACCACTTTAAAATCACCAAACGGAATCATTTGTACAAAATTAACAATTTTAGCTCTCACATCATCCACAGAGTTCGTCCTGCTGGCGTTGATTTCCAGCACATCCAGATCATTCACTTGCAATTCATTCAACAGTATTTTGGCCAATGTGGTTTTGCCTATGCCAGCATTGCCGCTGAACAGCAAATGAGGAATGCTCTTGTCTCGAACCCAAGTTTGAATCTGTTTTTTCTGATGTTCATCTCTAAACACATATTCATTAAGAGTTTTTGGTCTCCATTTTTCGGTCCATAATTCCTTCATATTTTAATCTTCTTCCCTTCTAATACTAATATCGCACTATAACGTTTTTGTTTTACACTGTCAAGTTTTGCTTTATTCAAACGTTCAAGTTTTTTATCTTTACCATGATTATTCCAAGTATAATTTCCTTTTATTTCAAATATTGTACTATCTATTTGAAAATCGCTGATGTATAATCTTTCTTTTTTGGTATCAGGATCTTTATAATAAAAACATGGTCCTCTTTTAACATTCTTTTTAATATAATCTATTCCATGCTGGTCTTCTAATTCTTTTAAAAAATTATATTCGTAACTACTTTGATACATAATATCAGTATCTTTGTATGTTCTCCATTTATTTTGATTATCCCATGGATGATCTTTCCAATGATGATGCATTATTTTTGCAAGTTTTTTATAATGTCCGTTTTTTACTCTTGTTTTACCTGCTTTAATTTGTGAACTTTTTGTAATTCCTAGACGTATTCTTGTTTCAAGACTTTTTTTTGTTCTACTTGTATGATCTAAATTACTAAAATTTTTTCTTTTTCCTGCACAGCTATTATAATGTTTTGAACAACATAATATACCACTTCGAAATTGATATTGGGCTTTTTGTCCACAGCCATAAGAGCAGTGTTCTATACTGTTAATTTTTTTATAATAAGGATTATGATGTGTCATACTATGAATAGAAAAGTGTTTTCTGTCCATAGTTATTTATGCCATTTCATCAGTTTCTTTTAATGTATTCTTGACCTATGCCAGAAATTATCAAAGGTATGTATAGCAACATCCACCACCAACCCACAAGATACCCCAATATGTGCAGCGTCATCAGTGTGATGCCCAACACACCAGTGTTGTTTAATCCAGGGTTTCTAGTTTCAGGAAATTTCATACTGTCAGTATATGACAGATTGAGGAGGAAGTCAAGTGTTTTACAGCTGATTTTCTTTGCCCACGTACCAATCTTCTGGTTTTTGTTTGGTCCACATCAGCACGCTTTTGGCTTCCACCATTCTCACTGTGTGTTCCACACCATCAGTTTTGATTTTGGCACCTCTGGTCCATCTGCCGTGTTCCACCAAGATCCAATCACCCACCACATATTCATCTGTGTTGTCCCGGCCTTTGGCATACACTTTGGCCCATCTGGGTTTGATACCGTGCACCTTGCCATCATCTGTATTGAGTATGATACCGCCTTTGGTCTTGAATGAATCAAAACTCATATCGCTCACAATCACACGATCTTTGATCGGGATCAAGTCTCCTTCGAGAGTGCGATATGAACTCATAGTTTATTTTTTCTTAGTGAAGTTTCCTTCAGCGTCTTCCGTCCACTCTTCATTGGCAGTTTCTGTTGCTGCCTTTGGTCTTGTGGTAGGCACAGTTTTAGGATGATCTCTGTAATAATCAGCCAAAACTTCCTCACGTTTACGAACTATTTTACCACCAGGTCCCAATTCATCACCACGAGCATTCACTCTAGCATTGCCCACAGCTGGAGTCAGTTCGTTGCGTTGTCTCAACAGATCAATATCAATCTGTTTGCCCTGCATGGTACGGTATACTTTGTTACCACTCTGTTTGATAGCCATATTTGTTGTCTCCTATTATGTGTGTATTTATCTAAGGAACTCTCTCCAGTCCAAGCCATATTGAATGGAATCAATTCTGTGTACTCCCAACAGATACAACACATAGGATGCCACTGAGCTGCCTCTGCCCACGCCCCATAAAATATGGTTTTCACGCATGTTTTGTACCAAATAGTGCAAAAATTTTAACAGATTGAGATAGTTATGCTGTTTGAATGCTGTCAATTCTTCTTTCACTCTGTGTTGAATATGATCATCTTTGGGAGCAATGTTCAATATGTGTGACTCAATATCAAATTTTTTAGCACTGTCTGGCATGAACCATTCTGATTGTAACAATTGATCAAACTCTTTCACATCCACCAGCATGGATTGATATGTGTGCAAAGGTTCGCCCACTCCTGTGTGAGTCACTGAATTGTTAAAAATATCAATTTCTCGGTGAGGTTCAAACTGAAGATCTGCGAGCACGCCCAATCTATTTTGATAGATCAGATCCACAGCATCTTGATGATCAAATATGGGCAAGCCTAAACTGTCTGTTCGCATAATAAAGTATTATGCAGTATATTAATCGATATTGATTAAATTGTCAAGATCTTTTCCAGTTTCTTTAGCCATTTTCAGCTGTTCTGCTGCCAATCTTTGTTTTAATTCTTGATTGTACACATCCACAAACACAGCAATTTGTTGACGCAGTTCTGGATTGCGACTTTGAAAATATTTTTTGCGCAAATCACTCAATTTAGCTTCCAGTTGTGCAATGCTGTATTGACTGATATCTTCACTGAGTGGATGAAACATGATATTACTAATCAATTAATTGGCGAATGTGCCTAAAAATTTTCCAAATATTGTGGCACCTTGGTTGTAGGTCCAAAACTCCACATACATGGGATCTTCCAGAGCATTCACTATGAAAGGAGCGGGAAAAGCGGAATCTTTGTATATCAATCCAGCATTTTCAGTGCTCCACACCACTGTGCGAGCCACACCATCACTTTTTAATTCTACTATGATGCTGCTCATGCCTGAAGTCACTGTGGGCCAGTTGGTGAATGTTAATGTAAGGTTAGCCCCCACTGTGAAAGTTTGAAAATTTCCATTGCTAAGACTGATATTTTGTGCAGTGGTCACAGTGCCAACCGAATACACAGTTAAATTATTGTTGATGAACTTGGCTCCAGAAATGGTGTTGTTGGCAAAGTTGTTGGCAGCGTTCAATTTGGCAGTGTTGGTTTGCAGTGTTTCTATTTCTGTTTTGGTAGTGGCAAAATTGGTTTTTATGGTGCTGAAATTGTCTCTAAAACCTTGGCTGTTGTTGTCCTGTCCGGCCACAGGATAGGTTTCATCTAGGTTAGTGGTGTTAATATTGCTGGGCATAGTGTTTCCTTGTTGTTGTGTTTATTTATCTGTTCCGATCACTGTTTAAATGTTATATTGATAGCTGGGGAACATAATATACTGTTCCACACCATTGTCCACAGTGCTGTCTATGATGTATCTATCTATTTCAAAATCTATCAGTTTGAAATCAAAATTGCTGTTTTTTAATGCAGTTAAAATGCCTTGACTGGTGCCTGGTTGACAGTAGCACAGCGGCACAGCAGTCACATAACCCAATGCTTGAGTTTGCCCCGATTGAGCAGTTCTCATCCACAAAGGCAAAAATTCATTTTCAGTTTCACCCACTGCACTTAGATTCTCTCTCATATTAGTGGTGTTGCTGATGAATCTTTCTATGTCATTGGCATTGGACACATTTAATACATTGCTGTCCACTCTAATTACTCCACTGTTGGGTCTAAATCTAAATGGATCTGTGGGATTGGATACCACCTGACCCACGTTAATTATATTCCCGTTGGCTAATGTGACTGTGAGTTGACCAGTGCTGAGATTTAAGGTCAATTGACCTTGTCTAGCGTATATCATAAGATTGTTGCCGATGGCTCCCACGGCTATGGGCAAATTATTGTTGGTGAACAATGTGTAGCTGGTGCCATTCACATTCAAAATGGACACATCATCAGTCACCTCTATATCAGTTTGAGTGATGGTGATCTTGTTTGGATTTTTAATTTTTATTTTGCTCTGCACCTGTTGACTGGGGTGATCCTGCGGATCTATCATCTCCACATACAACACTTCATACACAATGTCATTGGTGCCGGGAGTTTTGGCTATTGCTGTTTTTATTTCTCCAAATTTATATCGTTTGCGACGATGATTCTTCACTGTGGCTGCCACATAATGATTGATGGTTTTGGTCTCAATGCCTGAGTAGATCAACATCTGCAATTGTTTCTGCAAACCAAACTGTGTGTCGCTGGGTCTGTAGATAGATGTAGGAGTGAATATTTCTGGATCACCCACCAAAGCTAGATACGTATTTCTTTGATCAGGTTTTAAAAATGGTTTCACATACAGATTACTGTACAGTAGATCACTGGCAGCCACCACTGACAGAGTGAAAGTTCTTGTGGTAGCACTGTAGCCAAACTGGTCACGAGCTTCCACAGTGAATATGAATTTTCTATCAATACTTGTTTCGTTGTTGTCCAAAGTTAAATCTCTATCATCAAATGTGGTCAGTCCCAACAGTCCACCTATGGGGAACTGTCTCACTTTGCCTAGAATTTCACCATCCAAGGCCAGTGTCAATCCATTGGGCAATGCACCTGCGGTGATCACATATCTCAGCACAGCATTGGGCACTGTGGTGGTGGCGCTCACTGCCAGTGTGCTGATAAAGTTGGCATTGATGCTGCCCAAATCATTGTCAGTGTTCCAAGTGATCACACTGTCCACTTCACCCAATATTTTCACCACAAATGTTTTGTCTTTGATGGCTAAACTTTCGTTGTTGGCTCCGAATCTTGTGGCTCTCACAGTGAATTTGTATTCTTTGGTCACTGCTGGTTGATAGGGCACTCTACCTGCCACTTCACCTGAAGTGCTGTCCAATGCGCAGCCTGGTGGCAGTGTGCTCACTGTGGCATCATCGTTGGTGGGTCTCAGTGTGTAGGCCACATAACCTGTGAGTGTGTTGGGATCATACAATTCCAAAAACAACGTCACATAGTTGTTAGCTCTTCTATATCCTAAATCTCTTGGAGTCAACCACTGTGGAGTTCTAATGTAAGTGCCGTCCGACGTGAATGTTCCTCCACCCACCTGCAGTATGGTGTTGTCTGCACGCAGAAAATCATCACCCACCACAAATATTCTAAATTTTCTTTTGGCAATGGTGTCACCGTCGCTCACGCTCACTGTGAATTCATAGTATCTGCTGAGTTTGCGAGGAGACTTGGTGGGAATAGCATAGTCGTAAAATTCCACGTCATAGTAAAAACTTTCAAAACCATTGGCACTTCTCAATCCAAAATCAAAAGGGAAAGCTCCGTAGGTGTTGGCATCATAGGTGCCGCTGGCGGCAGATGTGTCCAGAGCCAGTATGGGATCTATCACTCCTGTGAGCTTGCCTGATTTGGTTAGCGTGATGCCGGGAGGCAGAGTGCCGTCACTTTTGGCTATGAAATATTCCAGTTCATCACCTGCTGACAGATCTGTGTCTGTGGCCAACAGTTGATAATCCACATACGCACTGTCCAGTATAAACAAAGCATTGTTGCTGCCTATGGGCAACACTCCCGCAGGTGTGATCCACACAGGAGCATCTGGTCCTGTCACTGTAATACTGTAGGTACGATCTTGAATATCACTGCCCAAACGAGCTCGCAGCACAAATCTTGATTGTGTGGTTCTGGCCACTTCCAGTGTGGTGCCCACAATGGCTGCATTTTGCAATCGTAATCCTGCAGGCAGCGTGCCTGCGATCAGGGTCACTGCATCCACTGATGTGAGAGGCAAACTGATAGTTGTGATAGTTCTTTCAGCAATGGTGCCCAAAGAATACCCAGTTGGCTGTGTCCACAAGTTGCTCATATGTTGTATTTATGGAAAAATTACAGTGCGCCAAAGTCATGCACAGCAGCGCTGGGACCTACAAAAGTACCCATGTCCACTGGATTGAGCGAAAAGAATAAATCTAAAAGATTGGTAATATTGTCTTGATTGCTGGCATCCAGATTGATGTCTCCCAAATCAAATCCAATAAATGAATCTCTATCGTCTAGATTCAATCCATACACCAAAGACTGCACATTGGCAGCTTGTATGGTGTTCACTCCCACTATGTTGTTGTTGGCTCCCGTGAGCGTGGCTCCCAGTGTGGGATTGGATTCATTGCTCAACAGTGTTGACACTCTCAGTGTGGGAAAACCACCCACTGAGGTCATATCTGTTCGGGTGGCTCCTGCGGCTGTGCCCAGCACTTGCAGAGTGTTACCATTAACCAAAGTTTCCACAGGGCCTGTGTTGCCCACTATGCCAAGAGTGATGATGCCTGATGCAGCAATGGTGATTTTGTCATTGTTGGTGGTCAGTGTGATGTTGCTGCCTGATTCTAAACTTTTTAATTGTAATTCTGCACCTACTTTTTGATAGAAAACACCTTTCACAGTGCTGCTGTCTGGCAGTCTATTGATTACGCTGGTGTTCTCAGGATCTCTAGCATTTAATTCAGCAAAATTATTATTGACTTTGATAAACGCTTCGCGTAAATCATCACCAGTGCCGTCATTGGCAATTGTTCCTATGTTTATGGTGCTTATGGGCATATTTTTTCCTATCTAATATATTTATCTTTATTAGAATCCTGTCAGTTCAGCCAGCACAGTATATAGGCCATCATTTATTATGCTGAATGTCACAACATCGATCCTGCCGTTGCTGGGTGTTGGGGTAGTGTTATTTTTCCATACAAATGGCTGAGCATTTCCTGCTATTTGTAATGCTGAAGGATAATAGCCTGTGCCACCTTGTTCTATCACTAATTTGATTGCTGTAGCATAACCATTTGCGAGATTTAGATTAGTAAGGTTTACGGTCCAGTTAGCCTGTGGTGTTACATGATAGAATATGTGTCCCGCTGAGCAATCGTGTGTAACCGTGCCCGTGACACTAGTTTTAGTCTGTACCTTTTCGTGGACACCATCTTCTATTTTAAGTATGCCACCGACCGTAACCGCACCTGGGGTTTCTAAATTGCCATCTTCGCCAAAGCGCCAGATGCGTGTGGTAGAGTCTGTGAGATTGACTTTAATTTCTACAGCATTTTCTGATTCTATTAAACTGGTATAACCTATCTCTTTGGTTGTGGTATTATAAGTTAGGATATTTCCAGTGCTGAGATTTCTTATGGGATTGATATACAAGCCAGCCGCTGAACCATTTAACACAACTCCGCTGGCATTGATCACAATGCTGCCGGCAGCTTGATTATTATTTCCTGCTAGATAACCTAAGGCCACGGCATTAGTACCCTGATTAGTCTCACCAGCAGAAACGCCCACAGCCACAGCACCTAGACCTTGACCGGTCGTAGCTGCCAATGTTCCAACGGCCACTGCAGCCGCCCCCTGATTGGTAGTACCGGCCTGTGTGCCTACGGCTACAGAACTGACTCCTTGATTGGTCTGTCCTGCTTGTCCGCCTATTGCCACAGCACTGATACCTTGATCAGTCTGACCTGCTGCTGATCCTATAGCTATAGTGTTTACGCCTTGATTGGTCTGTCCAGCAGTGCTGCCTAATGCTATTTTTGTCCCTGAAGTTCTCAAACCCGCGGCGCTGATGATGCCAGGTGCTTCGAGATTGCCATCTTCGCCAAAGCGCCAGATGCGTGTGGTAGAGTCTGTGAGATTGACTTTAATTTCTACAGCATTTTCTGATTCTATGTTTTTTGCGATGTCGGCGACACCCGTAAGATTACCAGAAAAGTTTGCTGCTGTTAGGGTATTAGTTGCCGAGTTAAAAGTTAAATCAACATCGCCTCGCAGTTCTTGAGCGGCACTCCTACTTTCAACGAAAGTTATAGAATAGTTGGTGTCAATGCCGTTGGTGTTTGTGATATCAACTGTGGCCGCATTATGATCGAATGCAGTGGTCTGCACCGTGCCGTCTGGGAATGTGAGATCACCATCCTCACCAAATCTCCATCTACGCAGAGTGGAATCTGTGAGATTGATGTCTATGTTGATAGCACTTTCGCTGCGGATATCGCCTGGTAAAGTTAGTGAACCATCAATGTTGAACAGCCAAGATTTCGTGTTGTGTTCCGAATCTGTAGACTGCAATGCTATGCCTCGATCATTGGCTCCTTGCAGCGTAAAATATGTGTCTAACTCTGGTTCTGGATTAAAAGTTTGTATTGTGCCAGCACTGTCTACGATTATAGTGGCAAATGTTGGTGAACCTGTGGTCGACAGTTCAGCATCTTGGTCAGTTCCGGCACCTGACTCTCCTTGTGGTCCTGCAGGTCCTGGATCTCCCTGTGGTCCTGGATCTCCTTGTGGTCCTGGCTCTCCTTGTGGACCTGCTTCACCTGTATAAGCAGTGGTTTGTGTTGTGCCATCTGGAAATATTACATTGCCTGTGCTGAGAAATTGCCAAATTTTTATTCCACCCTCAGTGCTGCTGGTGCGTATCTCAGCATTGACATTGATGGGTGCAGTGATTCTTCTGGTGGCCACTGTGTTAAATGTGACATTGTCGGAGGTATTTAAACTTTGATTGTAGTTGCCCAGTGTTATAAAACTTAAATTGCCTGTGCCATCAGTGCTCAACACTTGTCCTGCTGTGCCACCTGTGATAGTGATGTTGTTAATGTTGCCTAGATTGGTGTCAGCGGTCACTGTGAGATTTTGCGTAGTGACATTAGTGAATGTGCCAGTGGTGGTGGTGATGGACAGTGCAGTGATGCCGGACACTCCCACAATGTTGGAACCAGTCATCAATAGACTATCGCCTATGGGCAACTCTTTGATCTTGTTGCCGTTTGTGGTGTCTACTATGAGTGGTATTCTATCTGCCATAATTTATCCCCTATTAAAAACTTGTTAAAGCAATACGTTTCCAAATTGCTCCAGCTCCGTCATAATTCTTAAAACACACATAAAGATAAGATGTGTCCACAGCCAGCATGCCTTTGATATCACCTGTTTTTCCAGCACTGGTGGCTGGCACATCTTGCACGTACAATTCTGTAAAGTTTTCATTGATCTTGGTGAATGCTGTGCGTAACGGATCACCATTGCCCTTATTGGCTGATGTGCCTATGTTCACTGTTTGTTTGGCCATGTTATCTACCTATCGCAATCTCGATCACACCCACTTGATCTGAATCATAATTCTCCAGTGACTTGCCGATCACTGTGCCTGTTTTGATTTCGCCGTGAGCCGCACATGCAACGCCCGGAACGCTGCTGGATATCAGCATGTCACCTTTGAAAATTTTTCCTATAACCTTACATGGCACTCGACCCTGCAGAGCCACTGCCACCACTGCACAAGGTGCAGTCATTTGCAATTCTTCATTCATCAAAAATGCTGGCTTGGTGCTGACCACTCCGGCCAATTTGGCATTGGCTTCACCTATACTGATGGTCACTTCTCTATCACCACCAAACATCACCACTGTGCCTGCATCATACTGCACATCTGCAGTGTAATTCTCTGCCAAGTCAGCGTACAATGCTTTGGTGGCTGTGCCGTGGAATGTGGTGGCAAATATGGTGGCATATCTAGCTGAAGCGTTACCAATGGTGTAAACGTTGTCGGTATCCGGATACATGCCTGGGGTCACGCTGGTTGAATCATCAGCATCACCAGCAAATATGAATGGCACATCTCCTGCCAGCACAATACTGATCTTGCCTGCTCCTGCAAACGAACCACCACCAGTGCCAAATGCAATACCTGTGCCGCCTGCCTCTACCACATCGCTCTCAATAAATTTTGTGAACAAGTGAGGAGTGGCTATGCCCCTGCCTTCATTGGCACCCAGTGATTGCAGTGTGTCTGCAGTGGGTGAATTGGGCAATGTGCTGCCACCAAACTCAAATTTTCTTCCAGTGAACGCCAGTGTGGTGCCTGCCACAGTGCTGCCTTGTGCTGTGAGGAAGTCCACATTGCCTCTGGTGGTGAATATGCTGGTATTGGTACCAGTGTTGCTGTCGATCAATTTGAATCCATCCACTTTCAACTGAGCCACATCCACAATGCCTGTGGCATCTGACTTCACGATGCTGTTGACTTCACCTGTGGTGCTCACATTGGTGATGCCGTAGGTGCCGGAGCCGGTCTTGATCAATGCCTCTCCTGGATCTGCTGCTGCAAGAATGAGGGTAGTGAAGTCACCATCAGCCAATCCCAATCCATAATTGATCACATCTGCATAGCTGATGATGGTGGGAGAACCGGAACCTGCTGTGTTCTTACCAAAAGTTTGATACTGGTTGAGGTCTGGCAAATCTGCCAGATCCACTCCAGCTGTGGCCAATGTGACCCAACCGTTGGTCACTGTGAAATCTCCGCTGTCAAATGCAGCCAGTCCTAAATCTGCTTGACTGATTCCCACAGCATTGGCACGTGTGGTGGCAGCGTTCATGGCCAATTTGCTCTGCTGTATGGCTGCGGCTGCGTTCACATCTGCGTTGATGATGCTGCCGGCCACTATTTGCAAGTTTAAATCTGTCTGTGCTGTGGTTCTGGTGGCAGTGATTGAGATGTCTGTGCTGCCTGACATAACTCCATTGGCCAATTCATTCATGGGGTCATCTATCACTTGTGCAGAAACTCCGCCGCCTGTGCTGACAGAATCCAATGTGCTAAAATCAGGACCTGACACCAATGCGTATGTGATGCGTCTTGCATTCAAAGTGCCTGGCAATACCACCGATTCATAATCTACGATGGTGGCCACTGAACCAGTGCTGCTGCCAGTGATGGTGTTGCCCACAGCAAACAATCCGCCTGTTTCTGGTGCAGTGAATATTCTGCGTCTGCCATTGAACACCAATATTTGATTGGCTGCAAAACCTGCGATATCCACGTTTCTTAAATCTTCTATCTGATCGCTGTCATACAAAGTTGTGTCCACATAGGCCTTGTTGGCAGCATCCAGTGATGTGGTAGGAGCACCCAATGTGATCAGTTTGAATCCACCAGCGCTGATGTTGTTGGTGAATGATGTGGTGCCGTCTCTGGCAATGGCTCCTGGTCCAATAGGATTGCCCACCAAAGTGCCTGCTTGAGTGTAGTGCAATCTGCGATCCACATAGCCTCGCACAGCTGATTCTGTGGGCACTGTGTCGGAAGCATTGTCGGTCATGGCTGAATCTGTTGAAAATTCTGCTGCTATCACACCTCGTTTGAAGCCTAATCCATCCAAGTTGCTGAGCGCAATGGAAGCTGAGAATGTGACTGATCCAGTGCCTTGATCCACTGTGAAGAATCTACCCACTCTAAACACACCGTCTTGGTCAGTGCTCACATAGAACACTCTACCTTTGCCTCGTTCATCCACTTCATTTTCCTGAGCAGCCAGTATTGCTGGGTCTCCGAAGATGTTGTTGGGATAATTGCTGTTGTTGAATGATCCTGTGCCAATATCTAAGAAATCATGTCCGGTGGCTCTGCAGGTGGAAATTTTCACTGTGATGTCTGCATTGGCATTGGCCAACAGTCCGCAACGCAACACAATGTTTTCTGTGCCAGCGCCTCGCACCAAAGTTTCTTGAATACCTGTTACTGGTCCTGAGATATTAATATTGCTGATATCCACAATGCTCACAGTGGCATAAGTGCCTCGGTCTATATAACTGGTGACTCTGTGTGTTTTGCCTGCCCAACCAAAACTCATAGCACCTGTGTTCAATCTGGTGATGTCCAAAGCTTCTGTGATCTGCTCAATGGCCAACACCACGTCGCCTGCAGTGGCTCCCATGGTGGTGCCTGTGCCAGCGTAGGTGTTTAACACAGCTGATGCAGGTCTGATTTGTAATCTCACAAAGTCAAATGTGGTATCAAAAGAAGCAATCACGTTGTTGGCAGGCAACGCTGTGCCCACTGCATTGGTGACGTTGAATGCTGTGGTTCTATACACTATATCAGTGGTATCATCATAAAACACCAATGCTGTGCTGGGACGTGTGGGTGACACATTGGCCACTCCACTGAATTGATGTGCTTGACTGGCTCTGATGGTCACATTCTGTTGATTGGCCAACACTGCTTTGAGTCCTGTGGTGGAGGCGTTGTCAGTGCCTGCAGTGCTGAGATTTAATTTGTACACTGTGCCATCACGTGTGACTGAAGGACCTGTCACTGTGACTGGCGGTGTTAATGTTTCCACACTGGCTATTTCGTATCTTTGTATGCCTAGAGTCACAGATGAATCCAAAGGATCGTGATCTATTTCAATTTCGGATCTGTTGTGAGGTATGTATTCCAAATCGTACACATAAACGCTCAATGCCAGCAATGGGTGATCATAGGTGGCTCCATCATCATACACCTTGGCCACCTGTGCCATATTGCGTACTAGATCCACATCATCTGGCACTTCCAAAGGATCTGAACCTTGAGCCACCAAACCATACACACCGTTGGCATTGCTGCCGTTGAGTGATCTGATCTGTCCACCATTCAGCGCCATGTAGGCAGCATGACAGTAGTAAGTGAATGTGCTGACCTGTTCAGACAATGCACCATTGGTAACCAAAAGACCATAACCCAAATCGTTCACCTGTGTGAAGTCATTGGCCAACATGGATCTATTGCCTGCTGTCTGCAGTATGGTGGTGTAAGGTATGGGCGAAGTGATCACAAAACCCAATCCCGCATTGCTGCTGGCATTCAATAATAAAGTTGCTGTGCCTGCTGGTCCGTCATAATTTTTGATCGCATCCACTTGATATCTGGTTCCATCAATGTAGAACGCAGTGGGAGTGAGTGGTTTTCTTATGAATAATCCTTGACCAGCGTTGCTGTCCACATCCAATTCGAATGGGTTCACCACATTGGTGATATTGATGGGTATGTTACCGCATGAACCATCCACAAACATACCACCTCGGAATGCCTGAGTGTTGATGCTGGCAGAGAAGCTGGAACCTGTTTGAATATAAGGTGATTTGTTAAGTACCTGTGAAGCCGGATCCAACACACACATGAATCCACCCTGACCCTGCGAACTGATATTTCTCAAAATAGTAGCTTCTCCCATGAGGAACATATCCATGTTTCTGTTGTGTTTGGGCGGATTGTATGAGCCATTGAATGCATACACCACACGAGCCATCTGTGCAGTGACAATGTTTTTAATGGTTGCAGAAGCAGATGCAATCACTGAGGCATTGATATAGGTAGCAATATAGCTGATGCCTGCTTGCTCTTGGGCAATCAGTCCTGAGTTGTAGAAGTTGCCTTGCACTTCCAATATTTTTTCATTGCCACCAGTTTTTAAATCTGAGAATATGGCATCCACAATGGTACCAGTCTCTCTGCGATTTCTTGCTTCGTTGGCAGCGTTCAACGAGCTGGGACTCAGTAATGAATTCACATAATTCACCACAGCAGTCTGTATAGCAGGTTTGGCATTTAATATGGTCAAGGCCTGAGTGTCATAGCCACCCACGTTCGTATAATTAACTCCTGTGTTGACCACTGCAGTGGGATCGGCTAGATAGTGACGTCCAAAGTTGGTGGTGGTCACTGTGAGACCATCTATCACTAGATCTCTGTAGAAATATGTGTTGGCAAACTGAGATTGTGAAATTCTATTCTTGGGTCGAATGATTACTCGTCTAAATTCATCACCTTTGATGCTGACTCCATCTGGCACTCTGATGGGAAAATCTTCCAGATAGGTACCACTCTCTACTCTTATGGTGATGTTGTTGCGTTTGAATTGTGAAGCAAATTCCAAACCTTCACCTACCAAAAACTCCAATGGTTCAATCAATATCACTTCCAATGTGTCCACTGCACCACCTGCTGTGACAGAAACAATTCTGCCTATGGCACCAGTGGTCTTGCCTCGGATCAATTTGCCTGGAATCAAATCTTGATTGTTGGGATCGTTCTGATCCACATTGCCAAATCCACCGTTGTCAATGGTCAGTGTGTAAGTGCTGCCTTCCACTTCTGGTGGAGCACTGAGGATGCCGTTTTGAATTATGTTGGTTATGATGTCAAATTTTGCGTCCACTGATGATCTGCCTGTGTTGTTCACAGTGCTGGGTGCGTCAAAGGTCTGAGTGAATCCCGCATTATAGATTGGTGTCACAGCAAGATTTTGCAGCACAGTGTTGGTGATGGATTTGGCATAGTTGATGCCTGCCAATGTTTCAGTCAGCTGCTGATTGATGGCCTTGGCGCCGCTGGCGTTGCTGTAATATCTGATACCTGCCTGAATACTTCTCACATTGGAATTGAGATCTGCCAACACATCGATCACAATACCATCTAAAATATATCCTAAATCTCTTTCACAGATCAATTCATCGTAGGTAAAGTTGGGATAGGTAGCATTCACAAAGCCTATCATCTGTTTGATAATAAATGTTCTGTTGGCATCTATCAACAATTTCACATTGTTGTAACCGCTGCCGCTGGTGACACCTTCTGTGACCACCACTGAATCACTGGCTCCATCATCATAAGTGATGGTTTGAGTGTAAGGCCCCAACTCCACCGGAGTGGCCAGCATGATTTCTTCAGCTTTGACACAGGCAGCATTGATAGTTTTGTATGCATAACTGAATGATGTGCCCACCTTGTCTGGTGGCACGCCTTCCATCCTGTCATCACCTTTAGTGCTCACAAATAAGTTGGTGGCTGAAGAATAACTGGTGTTGTCCACATAAAATTTGGTAGCAGCCTGAAGATCATCCGCGCCATTGGGAGCACCTAATCCTGCCAAGTCTCCTGGATGGTCATCAAGATAAAGAGCACCAGTCATGGTGTCTCCTTGACGTCTCACAATGGATTCTCTTGGCATGGCTTCATCGCTGAGGAAGAATCCTGCCAGTGTATCATCATAAGCAGCATCAGTGAATGTCTGTACACCTGTGCCACCTGCCACAGTGATTTTTACTCTGGTAACGTCATCATTGTTGGTGGCTTCAGCAAAACTGGAATGAAAGCTCAATTGATTGGCATTCACATATCTAATGTAGTATGCACTGCCATTCACCAATCCTGAAGCTGCTGCGCCAGTGGTGTTGTAGATCACTTCTAAACCATTCACACTGGTATCATAACCATGTGCAGTGACCACTGCGTTGCCTGCTGTGTAGCTGGAGATAGTCTTGGTATAGGCTGCGGCATCCACAGGTTCACTTCTCACTCTGATCTGACCTGCTGTGCCTGCTGCGCCACCACCCAGTTTGATATACCTTTGATCTGCATAACCTTTGGTTATGACCAAATCATCTATGGTGATGGCTGTGCCGTGAGTGTTGTTGAAATCTATTGCGGCTTGTGAGCTGACCACTGCACTACCAACAGGGAATCCATTGGCATTCAAAGGTCCTCCCAGTGTGGGTGAAAGATCATCCACCAACTCACTGCCTGTGTTGGTGATGGTAATATCACCTGGTGTGGCATAACTGATTGAGATTCCTGTGCCGCCAGTGAGCTCACGCATTTCCAATTCTGTGCCTGTGGTGTTGCTGACGGGAATATTTCTTATGCCCAACACGTCAGGAGTGTCACTGAGTGATGTGAATGCTATCTGACCACCTGCACCAAACACTGCATACAGTTCCGTGAAGTTTTCATTAGCTTTCCTAAACGCATCGCGGATACTATCGCCTGTGCCGTCATTGCCCTCTACTCCGATATTGATATTTTGAAATGCCATGTGTTATGCTGTCTCCTTTTCAAAACTGATGCTCTCACCGCAGCCACATGCACTCTTGGCATTGGGATTTTTAATTTGAAATTGTGAACCAAACACTTCATGCACATAGTCCAACTCAGTGCCCAAGATATACATCACACTGGCAGCATCTATGGTGAACTTGGCTCCATCACCAAAATTCAGCAACTCATCTGAGGGTGCAATTTCTGACTCGTCAGCAAATCCCCAATCATATGAATAGCCTGCACAGCCACCACCCTTGATGCTGAGTCTCACGGCATATCTGTCGTTGGTGTGGCACAACTCGCGAATCTTATGAATAGCTTTTTCAGTAACAGTGATTACAGCCATGTGTTTCCGTTCTGTTTCAATTATTTATTAAAAAAACACAAATCCTAATGTAAATACAACTGCATGTTCATAGAAAAAATTACAAAAAAACGTCTTACTGAACGCATCAGTAAACTGGGCACAAAACACACCTGTGTGCGGCACAAAACCTACTATAGGTTTCAGTGCGACAGCTGCCACACCCAGTTCGAACGCGAGAAAGGCAGCATAGCTGTCAAACGCATCAGCAATGATTACAAGCATGTGTGTGGTGCATGTGATCCCAAGCGTTTTGCCCAGAAACAAGGTGTGCGCCAGCGCAAAATACTGGACATGAATGTCAGCAGTGACACTCCTATAGATAAACTGTGATTATTTGGTGTTCAAACGGTCGTTGATCACTGACCAATTGATTATTTTTAAAATATTTGTGATGTATCTTTTTTTAGCATCTTTGGCAGGCACATAATCCATAAAACTATGCTCCCACATATCTATGGGCATCAATATGTCTGTGCGATAGGTTTGATTGGGAGTGGTTTTGATTTCTCCGGATCGAGCCAAGTACACCCATCCTGATCCTTGCAGTTTCATTGTGGTCAACAGTAATGTTTCTTTGAAACTATCATAATCTTTGTGATGAGTGTTTATGAATTCTTTTATTGTGCCCTGTGGCAGATTGCTGCCTCGAGGCGCTTGCAATTGAGCCCAAAATAAATTGTGCAATTTAGCACCACCATAATTGAAATCTGCATCACCTTCACCTGCGTTGTATCTGTTCACATATCCTCGACTCAGCACACCATAGTGATATTCCACATTGGCTCGGCTTAGAACAGGATCCAAATCACCCATGCCATAAGGCAATGTTTCTAACACTAATGTTTTTTCACGTGATTGTTTGGCTTCAAATAGTTGAATCCATTGTTTCATGTCCTGCATGTCAGTATTTATTACAAATGTGAGCTTAAAATAATATTAGGTGGTATTTTCGTTTGAGTTTTCAGATTCTTCTGATTCTATCTTTTTGGGTGCCTGTGTGGGTAACCCTGCTCGATCAAACCATCTGCCATCTGCAGTTTCATACACATAGGATCTAAAGGCTTCACCTTGATTGTTCAGCATTTTGATGAATCGCTGAGTGATTTTTCCTTGATAATAGCTGTTGTCCTGGTTGATTAGATACACTGATCCGTGGAAGTCGCTGTAAATTCTGTCTCCACCAAGGTTGCTGACCAACACGCCCTCAATCTTTTGCTGGCAAGGTTCTTTCTCAGTGATCTCTTTTAATTTTTGCAGCAGTTGTTTGGTCTTCTCACTCATGTTAATTCTTTATTAAGTTCAATTCAACTGCTTGTTTCCAAAGTTGTTCAGCTGCCAAGTTCTTGGATTTAGCCTCCACTTGTATGTCAAATGCATCTAAAAATGACAAGGCCCATTCATTCTGTGCTGCATTGGGCAACATATCACTGTGAGATCTCAGTTTAACTTTTTTGCAGCCCAGTGTGATCATGTCTTTTATGGGCAATATGTTTTTGTGCATCATGTGCTGAGTGTCAGCATCAAATGCAGGCTGCAGTGCTTCATCACGGAAATAGGAATAATGCATGGTGGGTCTAACTCCACGCCATGAATCTACCACCCTTTTGACTCTATCATCGTTGTAGTTAATATATTCTTCATCGCGAATCAAATGGTGATGTATGTCCAACACCAATGCCACGTGTTTTTCCAATTGCAGTGTGGCGTCCAATCCCCAACCCATCTCATCGTTTTCTATGGTGATAAGATTGCGTGCTTCGGGGCTCAATCTAGGCAATGCCTTTATGATGCCTTCTGGCCCTTGCCGGCCGGATATGTGTACATTGATTTTGCAACCGTCTTGAAACTGTTTGCCGAATCCCATCATCTTCGCCATACGCACATGGTATTCAAATTCGTCTATGCTGCGATCCACTATGTCAGGGTTTTCTGAAGCCAGCACTGTGTATTGTCCTGGATGAAATGATATCTTTACATCATGTTGGCGAGCCAAATCACCTGCTTCAGCAAA